TTAGTGGGTTTTCCTTTTTAAATTTATTTCCAGACTCTCACACCAGTTCTTATATCTCAACCAGTTTTCACTTAAAATTTTCGCATTCACTACATTTACACAATAATAATACTCCCCTTCAAACTGGACACGGAAGATTTGGTAAGGTTGAAAGGCAGGCTTTTCAGGAACAACAGGTTTTTGACACTCTATATAAACAGGCTTTTCTATGTATTTATACACTATTTTTTCTTTTGGCTTAATGCTACAGCTACTTGCCAATATTAGAAAGCACATTGAATATATAATCTTTCTCATGGAGCTGTTCTCCTGTTTCAATTTTGAGTTTGCATTCTTTCTTTACAATTACGGTTGGTTTCACGGGTTCTGGTTTGGTCATTTTCAGTTTCTGCAGGTCAGATATAAGCTTGTCTTTTTTCTGTAGTAAGCTGTTACAGATGTTTTTCTGTTCACTTAGTTCTCTTTGTAGCTGTTTTATTACTTTGTCTCTTTGTTCTATATTGGATAGAAATGTTTTCTTGTTGGAGTTACAGATTTTTATTTCATTTTCTTTTTGTTGTAACTGTATTTTTATTTGTGAGATCTGCCTTTCTAAATTCTCTATCTTTAATCTCTGCTGGAGTATAAAACCAGCAACAAAAAATAAGACAAGTATATAGCCAATCCATCTTTTATTTATTAGGCTTAATAAATTCAGCCACATTTTTTACAGCCTCTTTGAACCTCGGAAATAGTTTGTTTATTCCGTATAGAGAAGCTATCAGGTAAAAGTGATTTGTAGGGAAATCAGGGATGGTTGCTGTTTTTACTGTTATATAGCTTGCTGATATCATATAGTGAATCAGTAGTATAAAACCTGATACTCTTGTAAAGGACCACTTTCCATCAGGTTCCTTTAGCATTGTCAGGATACTCATCTTCTTTTCTCCAGTAGATATATGAGATGTAAGAAGTCTATTCCTGCCAGATGTGAGCTGTAGTTATACTCATTTCCGTTTAGAGCCTTTTCCCACTGATAGTCGTTTCTTCTGCATCTTGGTGGGATAACAACTTTACTGTAATATTCTGTTGATTTTCTGAATCTAAGCATGTTTTTAAGATTCTTAAATTCTGTTATGTTTTCTTCCCAGATCTTCTGGCATCTGTCTGGTTTTTTTGTGTAATCTTCTGCCCAGAGCAGGACCATGTCTTTATCACTGATTAGTCCTGCGAAGTCTGGGTTGAACCAGAAGCGTCCATATATAAAATCCATCGCATATTTGAAGATGTTATTCCTGGTTAGTCTGTATAGAGAGTAATAATAGAGAAAATTGCTGTGTATATAATACCACTGGAGATATTGATATCTGCCTAATGCAATGGCGAATGTTGAATTTATTAGAATGTCTATAGCTGCAACTGGAAATATCAGATAATAAAGAAGCATATATTTTTTCTGTCCTGTAAGTCTATGCATAAGCTGAAGTAATGTAAGCAGTGGTAGAAAATGCCCGCTATTGGCAAAGAACCATCTTAAGAGATATCCTCTATCCATGTTTTTGCTGTTTGATTTGAATATCAGATAGGGCTTTTCAAATAATGCACTTTCAAAGGCTTTAATCACTTCTCTTTTAAAATCTTCCTCAATGTCAATCTCTCTGCTGAAATACATCTCTGTTAGCATGTATGACAAGCCAGCAAACATATCCCCTGAAAAGTTTTTATTAGTCTTTGTGTCTGCTTTTCTATTTAGTTTGCCGTCTTTTATATAACTTTTTACAAGCTCTAATACTTCTTTGTCTTTTGTGGCTACATACCATATAGAGATAAACTTTACAGCATCTCCTGCGTTTTTAATTTTTTCTATTTTTGTTTTTAGTTCTTCATGTATCTGATTTGCATGCTCTTTAAGGTTTTTATCCGAACTCTTAAACAATTCTGGCTTAAACTTGAACTCTGGTTTCCACAGGAACCTGGCTGTAAGATTAATAGTCCATCTTATTGGAGAAAGTAGAATGATTAGAAAAAGCTGAAACAGGAAGTAAGCATAGAACATAACTAAACCCTCAATAGTTTTTCTATTTTTCTGGCATATCCGATTTCATCGCCGTTGTAATATCTGGCGAATCTTCTGATCTTTTCAGGGTCTGATTTTAGTTCTTCAACGGAGAAATTGATTTTTCTTTTCTCTATGAATTCTTGAAAGGCTTTTTCCTGGAGTTCTTCATTGTATAGAAATTCAAAGACCGTGGTGTCTATCAGGTTGTAGAAATACAAGTTATACCCCATTATCTGAAAGTAGCCCCAGCTCGTGGAGGCTATCATAAGGGCTGTATAATAGGTGCATTTGTGTATTTCTCTAATTTTTAATACTGCAGTATCATTTGTTCTATTTTTCAAACGTTCATAAAAATGCGGTTCAAAACGAACCGCTAATTTGTTATTGCTACTTTCAATTTGCTTGATAATCTCAGCTAAAGTTTTCATGGCAGTGGACTCGTTTGAATTGATTGTTCATAGATTTGTTGTTCTATGTTCTTCATATCTATCTGTAAGAGCTCATCTACTGTCTGAAATGCTGCAAGGTCGTTATCTATGTAAGACCAAATGAGGTTATCGTATGTAGAATACCAATCAAGCAGTGTTTGAGCTTCCTGGTCGTTTTGAGAAGCATAAATTTGAACATCTGCGAGTCCGTTATATTGATACTGGTCTAAAATACTGTTTACTCTCTGTTTGGCAAGCCAGGCGAGCGTGTCAGAAAGTGCTTTTTTAAGCTGGACTACATCATTGGGGACATTCCAGATTTCGTTCCCTTGTCCGTCTATCTCTTTAGCTTCTATGTTTTCGTAAATCGTGTTCCCAAGTTTGATTATCCTTATCATTTTAACCTCCCTTAGAGAATTAGGTTTGTGATGATATTTCTTGGAGTTCCGTTTGCATCTTTTACGACATTCAGTATGTTTGCTTCAAATGTTGAAACTGCCCCGTTGATTGTTAATGATGAACCGTAAACTCCAAGAACTTTTACAGATTTCGCATTTGCAAAGTGAAATGCATCATTTCCTGTAGCATTTGTATATGAAACGTTAACGTATTCAAGGCGAACAGCTGGCATAGAATCTATTAAAGTAATTCCGGTATCATTGTCTGTTGAAATAGAAATATTACAGTTATAAAATCCGATACCACCATTCATATTAAATGATGCATCTCCTTGATATACGTGGGTATTCCATGCAAATAAAGAAACTGGTGAAGCTAATCCTGTAAATTGAAAATCACTGTCTATATTTCTAAACCACAGTCTGTTATTATTTCCTTTCAGGATTTGTGTTCTATTATTGATAAAGCTTATTTTAGGATTTCTCCCTAAGGCTGTTAAAACATCCTGGGATGCTCCAAATACTACAGATATATTGTCTTTGTCCACTGCTTCTTTAGTTGTGTCACATGTAACGTCTGTTAAAAGCCAAATAACCCCCCATCCACCATTTGGAATTCTTGATAATGCTTCCTCAGGAGTCTTAAGTGGATTAGTTAATGAACCGTCGTTTCCGTCATTACCGTTTATATAGTCTAAGTATAGTATTTTGGTCATTGCATTGTTTAGATTAGCAATCAAATCCTGAACAAGTTTATTTCTGTTATCAAATGTAGCTGTTTTTAAGTTTCCAAACTCATCATAATATTCCATTGTTATAGTCCCTGCTGGAGCAGATAAGAACTCTATGTATTTCCTTACAAATTCATCACTGTTTTTTAGTGTCCTTAATGCATTTTCATTTAACCCTTGAACGTCTATACCCATTATTTATCCTCCTTACATTCCAAGTTTTGATTTAATCTTTTGTATTTCTTGTGAGAGGGATTTATTCCATGACTTTAGCATTTCTATTTCGTTTCTATGCTGCTGAAGTAATTTACCAAGCGATACAGAGACGGAAAGAATACTTAGATCCTGTTCAGTCTCATAAAACGGAACATACTGGAAATCAATCAGATTATTAGCATTGTTATAAACAAGCTGAATTTTGAAAGTCTGACGCAATGCTGGAGGGAAAGGATAAGGTGGTTTTGCTATCATAAACAGTGTTCCATCTTCAAGATATAAGCCAAATGTTCTTCCATAGCTTGTTGCTTCTTCTGGCGGGATATCTACAAGAAATTCAACAGTGTTATCGTTTACTGGGAAATATCCGCTTATATCCGCCTGTTTCCATACTCCGCTTATATCTGTTAGAGTTGGGTCAAGTGTTATGTCTTGATTTGAAACCTTATAAAACTTTGGTTTTATGGATTTCCCTGTTTGTGAAGCATCTGCCAGTGCATAAGAGCCTTTGACTGTTAGAATACTTTGTCCTACTGCCATTTTACACCTCTACAAATTGTGTTGTTGATGCCACTTCTCCCATAGAACCTGCATAAACAAAAGCTTCTCCTTTTGATGTCCACTTAAAGCCTGTTATCATTTCACTATAGGCTGTGGTTTCTGCCATTGTGCCTGATGAAAGATAGCAGTTTGTTTTTGTTAGGTAAGAAAGGATTATTTCTCTCAGTTTTTCATGAGTTGGTTTCAATTTGTTTACTATGTCTATAACAAGTTGAACGGTTTCTGCATTTATTTGTCTTTCTGAAGTTGTTTCTACCCTGAACTCTGCCCATCTGCTTGGATCTATTTTTAAAACTGGTGTTATTTTTACATTTTCAAAGCCGTATAAAGATAAAATTTCTCTAATTCCCTTTACGGTTCCTGCTTTTTCATACCAAGATATTGCGTTTATAACTCTGTTTCTAAATTCCTCTTCTGTTTCAGATTTGAATCTGTTAAATCCTCTTTCTTTACCAAGCAGATATAAAGCATTTGAACTTGCAAGTTGTGGAAACCTTTGTCTTCTTACTGTAAATGCATGTTGCCTGAAGTTTTCAATATTAGATTCCCAAACCTGGTAAAGCTTGTAAATATCTCTTTCTGTTTTATCTTTATTCCCTGTTTTAAAGCTTGTGGGAGATATTTCCCACAGCCAGTCTGCAATCATTATGCTTTAACTCCCCATTCAATTGGCTCTAAAAGGATTAGAGCTATTTCCACATCAACCTTTTCATCGCCTTCTGCTGCTTTTGTTTTTGGATTATCCATTTTTACAGACGGCAGTTTATCTGTAACAGTTACGTTAAATTCATCATCAAGGTAAGATATGGTTATAGGGAAAGGAGGTATCTGGGAAACTCTCTGTTTACCCTGGGTTCTTACCCACTCCATTAAAATGTTAAATCCGGTTCTTGTTAAGGTGATTTTTGCTGACCCTTCCCATCTGCCTTGTGTCCAGCCAAGTGGTTTATTTCCTCTACCGTACCGAGCTTTTATGTTGTCTTTATCTTCGTAGTCAATGGCTACAATATGGTCTTTTAATACTTGTGGTGCATCGTCTATTCCTATTTCAACAGAACTCCAGTCATATTCTTTCCCATTGATTAATACGTTAGCCATTTTTTATTAACCTCCTATTTCAAGAAGTGGATTCTCAAAGGATTGATGTATTTCAATCCAATCCATATGTGGTGTTGGAATTAGTTTTGTGTAAACGTTCAGTGTTTTTGTTGCCCAGATATCCTGATCTTCTGGAATGTAAACTCTATAGCCATAAAGTTCTTTCTGGTCATACATTCCTACTTTTAAAGCATGTTCTATTTTTGCTTTTAATTCCTGAACTGTAGGTGATTTTGTAGGTCTTACTGGATTTGCAGGATCCTGATTGTTTGGCGGAAGTATTTCACCTTTTATATACTTCAGGGTTGTTTTTCTTGAAATTTTTGCAGCTTTATCAGCCACTCTTCTTGCATACATAAAGTGATAATCAGAAGTTGGATCATTTATTGCAACAGGATTTGTTACATAATATCCTGCATATCCATCGTAGGTTCTGATGGTTATGAAACCTGCCTGGTCAAGTGTATAAATATGGGAATAGGTAAGACCATCTGGAAGTGAAACAAGATTTTTAATAGGAAATGCTCCAACTTCTCCAATGTCCTGAGAGACTTTAGCTCTTGAGATAAGTCCCATTATAGAACCAAGACCGTTTCTATATCCCTGATTTCCCTTTATGTTTGTAAATGTCGCATAAGCAGCAACAACAAATGTTCTTAAAGCATTAAATCCAGACCATTCGGATATTAGATTTGTAACATAAGTATCAAAATCTGGTTCTGTAGTTGTATCTCTGTCTCTTGCTTCTACAATTGCCCAAACATATATGTGTCTTGATACAAGAGAAGTAAGATAAGACTCTATTGATGTTGCAAGTGTTTTATCTACAGGTGTTAGAACTGCTATATATTCAAAAAGTGCATCTCCATTTACAAGTGATTGTTCTACTGCTGTTTCTATTGCAGTAAGTATATCAGCCGATGTGCTTGAAGCTGCAGATATTGCGTAAACTATCCCCTGTCCATTTGAAACAGCATCAAGTAGCTTGTCTGCAAAAGCACCACCAAATAGCTCTATCGCTTTTTCGTAATCATTAGGTAGAAATAATCTATAAACTTGATTTGCTGTAGCTGTTCCAGATGTATCTTTAACTCCAACTGCTATTGCTATTCCATCTCCAGTGGCTGGTATTCTTCCTAATGCACCATCATAAAAAAGAACATCAACATCTGGTAATGCTGATTTCTGTCCTTCTACTCTAATCATTATTTACTGCCTCCTTTCTTTTTAGTTACTAATGCACCTGTGGCAATATCTTCTCCTTCTTTTTCTGGAGATTTTTTTGATAGATCTGGTATTTCATGGCTTTTACTGTTTAAAAAAGCATCCATCATCTCTTTAAATTTTTCTTCTGACATTTCATCATCATCTTTGATGTTGAAAGCAGCTTTCATACCTTCAAAAATGTGCATTCTGTTTTTTAGAACTATTTCTCTTTCTTTATCTCCCTGTTTAATTTTTGCTTTTTTAATTAAAAGTTTTTCTGCTATCTCTTTTGCTTTCATGAGAATATAACCTCCTTATTAATTGGTATTTTGGGGTAATTTTTATCTAAAACTGATATACCTTTTACTGTTAAAACTGTTCTATATTTGTTTATTCCTTGTTTGTCTGTTTCTTCCTGGAATTCAAAAGGGTTGATGTGAAGCTGCAATATTTCTCCATTTGAATCTGTTTTATAGGGATTGTTAAGCACAGTAGATACTATCTGGTCCAGTAAGCCAATCTGACTTTCAGAGATGAGTGCATTTAATTCAATTGTATATATAAAATCATCAATTTTGTATCTAATTGTTATATCTGTATCTGTTTTTATTGTTCTCCATCTCTTTCTATTTCTTTTGATATTTTGACCTGCAAACTCAATAGCAAGTGCTGGAATAGTAGAATGTTGTCCATACCCTTTATGGGCTTTTGTCGTATTAATAATCTGAGAGAAGTCAGCTACTAACATATTTAAAATCTCTTGGCTACTCGGTATTTTAATCATGTAAAAAAGATAGAATGTGAAGGTAGAAAAAGTTAGGACAGGTTGGACAGATAAAGTGTATTAGTAATAAAGACTTACCAATTTAACTACTTCTTCAAAAGGTATTCTTTTATTTTTGTCTTCCAATGTTAAAATCTGACCTTCCATTATTCTATGATGGATAGTTGAGCGAGAAATTCCAGTTACTTTAGAAGCTTCCCTAATGGAATAAGAAGCCTTTACCTCTCCTAATTTTTCTATGCTTTTTTGTTTTACCCAGCTTTCAAAATCTACAATTACTTGTCTTTGCAGGCTTAATTTTTCTTTTAGTTTTCTGTTTATTCTTGCTAGTTCTTCATTTAATTCCTGTTTTCTCCTGATAAGATTCCAGATTTCATCCTGAATTAAATTCCCCTCTTTTGTAGGTATTTTTACACCCATGGGCAAATCCCTCAGATTGCGTTTACTTTTTTTGTGAATCTACATGATTTATTTTTCTGTATCAAGTTAGGAAGAAATTGATGTGGTTGAGCATTAGTATTGAATTTCCAGTCTTTTAGAATTCCATGGGGTAGAATCTACTATTTTTACTTCTCCTGAAGACTTTTCAAACTCTCTTATCGCATAAGCAAGAGCATCAGGTAAATCATCGTGGGCACCTTTTGGGAACTCTTCTAATTGCTCTAACAGGCGAGTTTGATTTTCCCTAAACAGAATTAACCCGTTTTCAACCAACGGTTCCAAAGATTTAATTCTAACTTCTTTTGGTGCATTTGCTTTTACAGGCTTAATAGGCAAATGAACACCTTGTTTAGAAGCTTCTCGCATAACTGTATTCTTATACAGTTCTTGAAATATTTGTGATTCAAAGATTATTTTCCGTGGTTTATATAATTGATATTTTTCAATCAATTTATTTACAAACTTTAAATCTGATATCCTTTCTCCAAAAGCATCTAACACATAATATAAGCCTGTACTCATATCCTTACCAACAGTTACTATTGCAGAATAATCTCCATCCTTTTTTCCTGTAGCAGGATCTACTCCCATTACAACATCTAATTTTTTGCCCCATACTTCTGTTATGTCGTAATATTGGAACCAGTCAGGCTTGAATATCATATCTTTTTCTGAGCGAGGTCTGTTTCTATATTCCTGGGCAAAGGCAGTAGAACCTATTTGTTCTTCTTTTTTCCTTAAACTTTCTAAATCCCAATAACTATCCCATAAAGCCTTTTCTTCGCCATTCTTATCAATAAACGGTGTTGCAAAGAAAACTGCAAACCATTCTTTATGTTTTCCTTGCTCGTATTCTTTGAGTAACCTACTTGGAAGGTCATCGTAGTGTAGTATGGTATTTGTGAAAATTATAAATGCGTCTCTATCTGCCATAGGTAAAACTGCTCTTTTGAACCTGTTGTAAATTTTTTCTCTTAGTGTTGGACTCTCTGCTGCCTGGTCTTTTATTAGGTCGTCACATAAAATTAAGTCTGGTCTTGTCGCTCCTTTTCTTGAACCTCTTATTCTGCCGTCAATACCTCTTGCAGATATAGAAACTCCATTTTTAAACTTAATATAATTTGCTTTCCACGGTGAGCCTTCAAGCTCTCCAAAATCTTCAAGTAGTTTTTCATTTTCTTCTACTTCAAGTTTTATATTTTCAAGAATCTCTTCTGCAGCTTCTTTTGATGCAGCTATTACCATTATGTTTTTATGTTTTTCAAATATCGCATTCCAGAGTAGAAAAGCTTCTGCCCTTGTTGTTTTTCCATGTCCTCTTGGTTCAATATTAATTATTCCTTTTATATTTTTCTTAGGAATTAGGTATTTCCAAGTTTCAGGTTCAGTCCATTCTTTTAGTTTTTCAACAATCTCTGGAGTAGCATTTCTTGTATTAAACAGTTGGATTAAAAGCTTTTGATATGGAGCTGGCTCGGAAAAGAATTTATGAGATAGATAATAGCTACAAAAATACCAGAAATCATTTTTAGCTTTTTCTACCCTTGCTTGTTTTTCAGGATCTTGCTGAGGAGACCTGCTTTTTACCTTTTCTAAAGCTCTTTTTATACCTTCTTTTTTATAACTCATCTTGAAGTCTGTTTATTATTTTTTCTCGTAGCTGTTTGTCCTCTACCACTTCAATTAATACCTTTGTGATTTTTTCAAACAGCTTTTCTGTATATTGAATCAGCTGAGTTTTTGTTTTTTCTACATAAGCAGTTGAACGGGAAAGATTTGCTGAAGCATTTATAAGAGATAAAAGCTTGTCAATCTTTTTTTCTTCTATTTCTCCTTTTTCCTGCCATTCTGCAAATAACTCCATAAGCAAGCCATTGGTAAGCAGTGCTATATTTTGAGACTGGGTCATAAGGTCAAAATCTTCATCTGAAAGTAAACCTGCCTGTTTTAGCTCCAGTAGTGGTTTGACTCTCTGGATAAATCTGTGAATTGATGTTTTTGAAGCATGGGCATTTGGAAATTTTATTTTCAACTCTGTTTCTATTTCTGCTATTGTTTTACCTTCTGCATACATCCTTGCAACTTCTTTTTTTAAGTGTGGCTGTTTATCAAAATTGTGTTTTCTTGGCATAGTTAAATCTCCAAGTCAATGTTTGCGTCTATAAATTCTTTTTTTAGTAGTGCTTTTCCTTTAGGTGTAATCCTGAATTTCATAGCATCATCAAGTATTGGGTGATTGTTTTTCGGTTCTATATAGTGCTTGTTGACAAGGTATCTTATATTTACATTCATTAGGTGATGTCTGTCTGGAAACAAGTGCCAATCATAAAGAAGCCCTTCAATAAAAGCTATAGTTAATCCTTCATTTCCCATTTTGTCTAAGAATTTTAAGATTAAGGCATTAATCTGTTTATCTACTTTTTCCATTTCTTATCTCCATAATAAGTTTTTTGATTTCTTCAAACTCTCTTTCCATTTTTGCTTCTGTTTTATTGTGATATGCAAGCCATTCATCTCTTTTTAGATATTTATCAGCTATTTCTTCCCGGAGCTTATAATGTTTTTCTTGCAGGTTCTCTATTTTCTTGTTGTGACTGTCTTGAAGTTTTGAAAGGTCTGTTTTTAAACTTCGTGTAAACCAGACTAAAGCTCCTACCGTTCCTATCAGTTGTCCAATACTGATTGCTATTTGCCATTCCGACATTTAATTTCCTCCAGATAAATTCTTAGGGGTATTACGATATAAGGCTCTTTTCTGTTGGCTTTGATTACGAGCTTATCTGCTCCGTCAAAGAGGTTTAAAACTGAGAAAGTTTTTCTGGCTTTCACTTGAATAGAACCTACTCCTTTAACCTGTAGGTCTGCTTTTCCAAGGCTTCCTGCAGACCTTATAACTTCAAAACCATACTCTTCAAATATTTTTTTCACTTCCCGTTCTATTCTTGAACCTTTTGCTTTTGCTTTCATTTTCCAGCCTTGAATGTAGTTTTGATAAAAAAATAAAACACAGCTGCTGATAGTGTTAGGACAGGTTGGACAATGAAGTTTTTACACTGCTATAGTATCTGTGTCTGCTGAAGGTGGCAGTGGCTTTTGCTTTGCCCAGTCTTCAAATGCGAGGATTGTTTTACCTTCCATTCGTTCTTTTTCGTATTTCACAAGGAGTTTCCTACAATATTCTGATGTTGATTGTGCTGTGCATGTTTTTGTTTTGTTTGCAGTATTTTCAGATGTATTATCTGCTATATCATTTGTGCCAGTAGAAGTTTTCTTTTCCTTTTTTTCCTCAGGTAACTGAGCTTCTATTAATTGAAGAGTTGCCTCTATTCCAGTGTCTGTTTCAGAGGATCTAAGATCATAGAACTGAACCTTTTTTACTCCTCTTGCCTTGCAGTGTTTATCTATGATAGTCCAGATAACAGGTCTGCCATCTTTTAATCGCTTGAAAGCTTTTTCAATCCGTTTCAGCTTTTCAAAAGCAGTAATATCCTCTTCATCAGCAAGACTAAATGTTATATCTATATATGCGGGTTCGTATCCTTCATACAGTCTTGTAAGGGAACTGTTTCCTTCTCCTGTATCATCCTGATATTTTATACTCTTATTTATTTCAAGTCCTGTATTGTCTATTGGCAAAACTACTTTATTTCCATCTTCATCAATCAGCTTTACTACTCTATTTTCCATTCCTTACACCACCTGCAATGTTAAGCCTTGAAGTGTTGGAAGTTCATTTGGATTCACAGCAATATCAGTTGTTGGACTGTTTATGTTTACTTTTTCTACTCCTTCTATTTCCATAAGGACATAGTAAATAGTAGAAAGAGTTATATTTTTACCAATAGTAAATCTTCTACTTTCGTAATCAAAAATTATTTCCTTATAGTCTGGGTTATAAATGAACAGGGCATTTATTCTTCTTTTCGCTTCAGTTTGAATTAACGTTTTATCTGGATAATCAGAATAAGATGTTATCGTTATGTCTAAATTAATCTGTTTTTCCACAGGAGCCTTTACCAGAACATCTGCAGCTGGAGTTTTTACATCATCTATTACAGCCTGAACCTGTGAAATTAAATCTGTTGTTGGCATTCCAGAAGATGAAACTATGTATATATCAGCTGTTCCCTGTCCTCTTGGATGCTGATTGTCTATATAACAATCAACTACACCATCAACAGACAATGTATGAAATCTATAATAATCATCTGTAAATATAGACTTTGTAGCCCACACAAGAAGAATTCTGTTTCTGAGACTTTCGTCTGTTTCCTCATCTGTTCCTTCTTCAAGTAGCCAGTTGGCTGGGTTATATATTTCATCAATTCCAGATATATATGTGGTCAGAGTGCTTATCATTCCCTCTCCCACATTGTATTTTGCTCCAGATTCTTCAGCTTCTATCTGGACTGAAATTTCTGCCTGTCCATCTATCAAGACTTTTTCCTCGGTGGTAATAAACTTCAACTCTTCTCCAAAAATGTTAGGAGCTGTTTTTATTATTGTTCCTTTTGGAACAAGTATATTTCCTGATGTATCTGTTCTTCTGAAAAGTACATATCCTTTTGCTTTCTTTGCAGGTTTTCTTGTAATTCCAAATGTAGCTGCGTGAACATCAAGCCACTTCCCCTTAGCAGTCATCACAAACATATTTGGAACAATATGTTCTCTCACAAGGTCATACAGCTGTTTTATAGCCTCTGAGTTTACTTCAAGAAGCGTTCTATATGCTCCACCGACGTTGTAGTTTGTTATTTTAGGGTTTTTTTGTCTTGATAGTGTAATTGATTCTTGTAAGAGCTGTTCAAATGTTGGATAGTCTAACAAGCTGTCCAATGTCTGTTTATAGTCCATTTCCTATCCCTCTACTGTTTTTGAAATCTTTACATAAACATCCTGGTTATCTCTATCCAGGGTGACAACAAGGTTAATTGGAGAATCATAATTTACAGTTTCAACAATAAGCTTTATTACAAATGTTCTCATGTCTATATATTCTCTAACAGCTGTTGCTTCCAAAATCCTTGGGTCCTTTTCAACCTCTGTTTCAATAAGTGTCAGTATTTCAAGTTCTGTTTCCTCTGACCACTGAGCCTTAAGATATTTATAAAGGTCTATCCCATAATCTGGATGTCTGAAATGTGAACCTTTTGCTGTTTTAAGCCTGTTAATAATGTCCTGGATAAGACAGTATTTATCATTTACAAGTGTTATATCTCCTGTTGGTAAAACCTGAAACTCACCATTAATGCAGTAAATATCTGTTCCGTAGTTCATCACTTACCTATCATTTTGGTACTTCTATAGGACTTGTTAATATATTCATCATTTTTTGATATTTATCTAATGCCGAAGCAAGATCTACAGCAGATATTCCAAGAACTAAACCTGCTGAATAATTTCCTGTTGGAGCATTTGAGGCATTGTATATTCTACTTACAAGATTACCGCTTCCTGGTTCAAGCTGTAAAACATAAATTCCTGTGTTTTGCAAATCCTGTAATAGTCCACCTGTTTTCCCAAGAAGACTATTTAAAACAGCAACTTTTTGCCCAAGCTGATTAGCTACTGCAGAATATTTTGTGAATAGATCCTTGGCTTCTGTATCTATGGCACCTATACTCTGTGCTGGTCCTGTAAGAATATCTCCGAGGTTCATACTTTGCCATGTATCTGCCATCTTATCCTCCTATAACCTGCTGGTTTGGTGAGCTGGTAGTTCCACCGCTATCTCCAGTATGTGTATGACTGTTAAATGTATCCATCATTTCATCAACCATCATCTTTTTGCCACCTGCCATTGTTTGTAAACCAGACTGGGCAAGCACTGTTCCAGTAGCCGATATATTTCCATTAACTGTTAAATTGCCATTGAGAATAAATTCTCCTGTATAGTTAAAAAGTGATTTAGCTTCTTTCTTTATGGTATCAGCGGAAACTTGCCATAGGTTTTTTATGTTTTCTGTTTTATTATTTCCAATATCTTTAATTTCATTATTTGGAACATTTATCTGGAGATTATCTTTTCCGTGTTGAGGAATGGATTTTCTGTAAGGAAGAATTCCATCTATGACTGGATAGGACAAGCATCCATAAAGGAAAGACACTTTTACTATTGCTCCTTTTTCCGGCAGGAAAAATATTCCCCTGTTATTTCCAAACCCTATTCCAAGGATTGGAACATCTGGGATAACAAGATCTGAATCTTTAAAGTCTCCACCATCTGTCAGTTCTATTAGTCTTACATCAGCTGAATACAGGCAATTAAGAAAATCAGATTTACCTGCTACTTCATAAACTTTTTCTACCTTTCCTAATACTGGCGGAGTAGGGATAGATACAGTCTTCTCTATTAAGCTTTTAATTTCTTCTATTTGTTTTTCAATCATAAGAAAAAGATATATCAGGAAAGGGTAGAGGTTTAGGACAGGTTGGACGGAAGATTTAATATATTATTAATTCTGCCTTCTTTTGCCTGCTTTATTGTAAAAAAGATGACCGAAGAAAATCTTATATCTTCTTGTAAACAAATTCTCAAAAAGTTAAGATCTAATGGAATAATACCTAACTTGGTACTTCCATCCCAACAGATTCTATTAAAGCTCATAAAATGGTGATTGTTAAAAAAATTAATTTCACTTATGGCACCTCTTTTGTACTTTGGTGCAACATAAAACATACTTTTTTTCTTTTTACATACCCTCCAACAGGCTTGCTCTATCAATGATTTTCCTACTCCATCTTGATAGTTCTTACACTCTCCAAGGATCCCATTATGTAGAACTTCTATCTCTGTAATTTTGGCTAATATATCTTTTATATCATCCTGTAAAATAAAATCTACGATAAAATCAAATTGTCCATGGTCTGTTTCTTTATTTGTAATATCAAAAGAGGTTGCAAAATCTAAAGTTTCAAATAAGTCCTTAATAACATCCTCTAATAAGTAACCCTTTTCTTGGCTATTCACTATCTCTCCTGAGAGTAAAGTTCGTATATTATTTTTCGTATCCTCAGAAATTTCCTCAGAAAAAGAATTCAAATCAATTCCGAAATTTTTGTTAATTTTATCTTTCCATTTTTTTAAGGACAGGACTAAATCTTCAAGATAACTTTCTGAAGCCATTTAGGTCACCTATCTTCTGAAAATGTGATGTTCTTACGATTACCAAATCCATGATTACAAAATCAGACTCTATGTACTCATTGCACTCCTCGCAAAAGAACCTTCCTTCTATAGTTTTTTCCAATGTATGCCCTTCCCAATCAATATACCTTTCTCTAAATCTGATAGCTCCTTCTTCTTTCAATGAAGATAAAGCAGAAAGTAAATAAAACTCTCTATTTTTAAATGGTGAATTTTCTCCTAATGCTTCTTTTAAATTTCTCCATTTTACAGATGGATTAGGATGATTTTTTAGAAAACTTATCACATCTTTTAAAGCTTTTTGATAAAGTTCCTTGTTAAACATTCTGCGACCTTAAAAATTGCTTAAGCTCTTGGATTACATAAGATAACACTTTTTCTGGTGGATTTCCTTTAAAATTAATTCCTCCTGAAGCCGTAACTGTAAATTTAAAATTATAGTCATCTATATTTAATATCAATTCTCCTTTATCCACTCCTTTTGAAGCATCCTTGATTACCTCTTTTAAATGCTTATTTTCTTCTTCCTCAAAACTATCAATACCGCTTTCCTCGAATTTTAGCGTAGCTTCTTCTGTTTTGCTTCCTTCTACCGGAGCTTTAATTTTTCTATATTTTGCTCCTAATTTTTTCCTAAACTTCTCAACATCTATCTTTGTTTCTGAAACTTCAAACCTCGTATATGGATTCTTTTTCTCTTTCTCAGTTTTTGAAATTTTAATAAGTCTTAAAATCTGAAACCCCTCTTCTTCTTCGAAAGATTTCAAAGATAAAATCATATTTTTTATTGCATCAAACTCTCCTCGTATTTCTATAAAGTTATCTCCTTTATTTATAATAGAGATCTCTTTTTTCTCTATTCTTTTGTTTCCTTCAATATCTTCAGAACCGCTTTCTTTTTTAGCAACATAAACGAACACTCTCTGAGGCAAGAATACGTTTACAACTTTACCATTTATATTGATTTCTCCCTGATTAGAATCAAATTTTATTTGTGCCAAGTTGTAAAAAGAATATGCATTAAAATTAAACTCAGT